ATACAATATTGATTATGGTTATTATATATCTGAAACACAAAAAATAATTGATATGATTATAAATCCTCAATTAACATTATTTTAATGATAGAAATTGATCTCGATTTAATACAAAATTACAATTTAACTATTGAAGAATATGTTATGTTGGATTTGCTACGATTAAAACATTATAATAAAATACGAAAATATTTTAATAATGAATCTAATATGATATCTATTTTAGATAGATTAGTATTATTAGGTCATTTAAAACGTAATGATTTTGATCCTCCTAATGTATTAGGCGGATATAAAATTGTAGTCTTTCCAAGACGTGATCCTAGTTTTATTGATAAATTATGTATAGAATTAATTGAAACATATCCATTAAAGGTTATTAGACCTGATGGATCAACAGATTATCTGAGATCAAATGTAAAAGTATTAAAAGAACAGTATAAAAAAATAATCAAGGATAATAAAGACAAACACGAATTCATACTAAAATGCCTTAAATTTCAAATAAAAGAAAAAACTGAAACTGGTAAATTACCTTACATGAAAAAATTATCTAAATGGCTTGATAATGAAGAGTGGAAAGAATACGAAGATAGAGTATTAACACAAGATGATACATCATCATTTCAAGAGGAAGATAATATATATGGAAGAATTATCGAAGGGTAAAATACTTGATTACAAAAGAATTGATAAACCAACAGATGAAATATTAGAATATATAGATAATAGAAGAAAAGGTAATTTTTATTCCCTAAAAACACGCTGGAAGACATTTAATAAATTATTTAATGGTGGAATAGAACCCAATTCTTTATATACTATAGCTGGTATAAGTGGAAGTGGTAAATCATCTTTTATATCAAGTTTAGAAAGTGATTTATTTGAATATAATCCTAATGCTCGTTTTGTAGTATTAGAATTTAGTTTAGAAATGTTAAGTTCTAAAGTTATAGGTAGAAAGATCTCATACAAACTTAAAAAAACAACATCTGATTTATATAGTGGTAATAAGACGTTAGATGAATCAGATTATAATAATATTCTGCAAGCAGCAGATGAAATAAAAAAGAATGAAATATATTATGTAGATTCTACTGGTTCAGTAGAAGATATTAGAAATACTATAATTCATTTTCAAAATACAATTGCAAAAGATAAATGGTTAATAGTAGTACTAGATCATGCTCTATTAGTTAAAAGTAAATCCGGAGACGGAGAAAGATCTACAATTGCAGAATTACAATATATGTTCATAGAAGTTAAAAAATATGGACGTAATACAATAATACAACTAAGTCAACTAAATAGAAGTATAGAAAATTCAGATAGGATTAATAATCCTCGTCTACATTTTCCTATGCGTTCTGACGTATTTGGTAGTGATGCTATATTTCAAGCATCAGATTTTGTAATGGTTCTACATAGACCTGAATTATTACAATTATCAACCTACGGAGTATACAACTGGCCAGTGAAAAACCTAATTTACATGCATTGTTTGAAGGCCAGAGATGGTGACTTAGGTATAATTACTTTTGAAAATATGCTCAAATATAATAGATTAGATGAGCACATTATTAACATTAACAATTTAAAATAATTTAAAATAATGAATAAACAATATATAATTAACGATTATGTTATTGATCTTCGTAATCGCAACACACGTGTCACAAATCGTAATCCCTTAACTTTTGTTGAAGTAAAAAAGGAAAAACTTAACGCTAATAGTTTAGCTTTTCTTGTTTACAACGATGATAATTCTTTGATTCCTGATTTTATGAATAAGGTTCGTGAATTAGGTCTTACTATTTCAGGAGATGGTTCTGCAAGAACTTTTGAATCAAAGAGTATGGAGGAAGGTGATATAATAACAATTGGTTTGTCTGAACAATTTGATGTTGACTTCATTAAGTCATATCAATATAATGAAAATGAAAAGACAGCTTTACCGGGTTATTTTTTGAATAAAGATCAGTATGCTGTTGTTTCCAGACTTAAAAAATTAGCAACTCAAAAGAGGTCGATGGAAGCAAGCAATACATTACGTAAGTTAATGGGTTTTACCCCTTCTACTCCTACTTATTATACATTATTAGCAGCATCTGTTGGTAATGATATTCTTAATAAGGAAAGAAAAGAAGTTACAAATTTGAATAACAGATTTTGTAATTGTCTTAATCAACAAGAGGTAAAAACAAATATTGTACGTGGAAGTATGATTGGTTCTGATTTTGTAAAAGTTAATTATGACATTTACAAAATTGTAAAAAAGCAAGAACCTACTCGTCGTGTAGTTGTAAACTTTGTTGAAAAGAAACCTACACAACCAATGTATCGTATAGTTGTACAAAATCCATTCTCATTCTAAGATAACCTTAACATCCAGTTAAGTAAAATATCTTTTACAATAAAAACAGACTCTATTTAATTATAGGGTCTGTATTAATAATTAAATAAATAATTTTACATGTCAGCTAAAAAAATATTAGTATTAGGAGATCCAGGAACAGGCAAAAGTACTGCTGCTGAAACTTTAGATCCTAAAATTACATTTTATATTAGTTCTGATTGTAAAGAATTACCTTTCAAAGGTTGGAAAAATAATTATAAAACAGTTAAAAAAGATAATGGTAAAATTGATTTACAAAATACGAATTATTATACAACAGATAATCCTCAAGTAATATTATCTTTAATAAGAGCAATATCAGATTCTAAACCAGAAACTAAAGTTATAGTTTTAGATACTATAACAGCAATTATGGAAAACGAATACATGCCTAGAATTAAAGAAAAAGGGTTTGAAAAATTTAATGACACAGCATTAAGTGTCTATCAACTATTAAAAATAGCTGATGAGCTTAGAAACGATCTAACAGTTATTGTATTAGGACATACAGAAACTAGTATAGATGATGAAGGTGTAAGAAAAACATCTTTCAAAGTTATTGGTGGAAAATTAATTGGTGAAAAAATAGTTCCTGAAGCAAGATTCGATCTAGTATTGTTTACAGAAGTACAGAGAACAGAAGAAGATTCTAAATATTTCTTTCTAACTCAAAATAATGGTAAAAATACTTGTAGAACTCCAAAAGGAATGTTTGATCAATCACTTATACCAAATGACTATAATTATGTATTGCAGAAAATGCAAGAATATGAACAATAATTCACACACACTACACACACTATGAACACAAATATTAAAAATTTATACTCTGTAAGTAAAGATATTCAAGTTGTATCTAATATGCCTTCGTTTATACCACCCGGTATTCATGAAAATATAAGATTAATTGATGTAAAATATGAAATGTCAGATAAAGGTAATTGGTATCTTGCTTTCTATTTTGAAAACGAACAAGGTGATAAATTATCTCATACAGAATTTCCAGTTAATCCTATTAAGGCTTTTGAAGAATTAACTCAAGAAGAAAAGATTTCATTTTTCCTTAAAGTTGAAAACCAAAGAAAGAGAATTGGACAAATTGTTACTGCTTTTATACCTAAAGAACAATATGATTTTGAAAGTGATTCATTTGAAGACTTTGCAAAAAATATTATAAAACTATTAACACCTTCATTAAATGTTGTTAAAGTTAGGGTAAAGGTTATTTATAACAATAAGAACTTTACTACTCTTCCTAATTATTGGAAGCATCAATTTATTGAAAACATGAGTGTTCCTTCTGAAAAGAGTAAGATTAAAATTCTTAATATAGATGTAGAACATATGGAAAGAACAAAAGCTAATTTCGTAAGTAAGGTAGAAGTTAATGATGTTCTTGATGTTGATGAAAAAATGTCTACAGAAGAAGTTAATGATAACAATCTTCCTTTTTAATAATTAATAAATAAGGGAGCCTAAAAACTCCCTTACTATTTACTTTTTTATTAAAAAGTTACGAAACGAAGTGTAGTAATTATGAACTTATTAGAAGAAACGTTAAGTATTTTAAAAGAAAATAACTTAACAGAAGAAGATGTTAAATGGGTTGGTTCTAATGATATATGGTTTTCATGGGAAGATTTTAAATTATTAGCTAACATAAATTATGATTCTGGATTTGGAGGAGAAGAAATTGCTTTAGATTTATTGGTAGTAGGAAAAAATTGGTGGTTAGAACGTCATACATACGATGGTTCGGAATGGTGGGAATTTAAACAACTTCCAGTTAAACCAAAAAAAGAAATAAAACCTTTAGCTATAACTTTTAAACAAGCTGCAGAAGTTAATTCAACAAGTTTTTATCCTAGTTTAAAAAAAATGAACAATATAGAGTAATATGAATATAATAGTTATACCAGATGTTCACGGAAGAGATTTATGGAAAGCTTTTCCTCTAAATGAATATGATAAAGTAGTCTTTTTAGGAGATTATGTTGATTCATTTGATATATCTGATGAAAAGATAATATCTAATTTACAAGATATTATTCAATATAAGATAGATAATATGGATAAATGTGTTCTTTTAATAGGAAATCATGATCTTCAGTATATCTTTTCTTATGCTTCAAACGGATGTAGTGGATTTCGACCTAGTTATTATGAAACATTACATCTTTTATTTAATACAAACATAAATTTATTTCAAGCAGCATATCAAATTGATAATTATTTATTTACACACGCAGGAGTATCTTCTGTATGGTGGAATAAAATGATTAAAGAATTACCTGACATATATAAAGAATTATCTATATCTGAAGT